TTAAAGTATAAACTTGTTGAACAACTTTATCGTGATCTGGATGAGACTTGTTCCAATATGGACCATTAATATCATTGGTAATGCTTGATATTTCAGTTTCAATGTCTGCGTTTGAATTAACATTTTCACTTTCAGTTGTAATTATTTTATCTTCTGACATCATACTTGCTATCTTTGCAAAACCTTTTATTATTTCTGGATGATCACCAAGTCTAGTTCCATTTGATAAAGTCATATCTAATACTTCTGAATTAATATTTGCTTTAGCAATCGCACCAGCTTGTTTTACTTTAGCATCAAAGTCTCTACCCCATTCTTGTCTTAACACTTGTTCAGATTGAGCTTGTGCAGTTTCAGTATCTATCTTTGATTGTTGTGCAATGCCTTCCATATTATTTTTATAAAAGTTTAAAACACCTTCAGCTTGTTTACTATTTAAACCAAGTTTATGAGATTGTTCGGCAAAAGATTTAATTGCGCTGTCATCTATAGTTACAACATCTGATTTAAAATTTAAATTATATTGATCCGGTGTTTCTGGTCTACCAAGTTTTTCGTAGGCTTCTTCCCAAACTTCTTCTGTAGAATTTTTATTAGGCACAACTATTTTATCTTGACCAATCATTCTAGTTGCGTTGATATAACTTTTTGCTAACGCATCTATCTCTGTAAATTTTTCTATACTAGGATCATTTCTATATACTTCACTAATAGATTCTTTCCAAGATGATTCGGTTGGTTGCGGTGCAGGTGTGTCTGCAGTGGCAACTGTTGTTTGTGTTGCTTGTGGTTGTGCTTCTGTAGTCGCTTGATCTACAGGCACAGTTTCCTGTGTTATCTGTTCATTTGACATTTTTATTTTTCCTTGTTTTGCAGCATTGATTTAATAAATAGAAGAACACTGCGTTGTCCTTCCATGTATGCACTTTCATGGCTATCACCTTTTACATTAGTGGTAGAATGATAATGACATCTTTTTTCAAGATCAGCTAAGACTTTCTTGCCTTCGTCTGTATTGAATATGAATTTATAATTTGTTTGTAGTTCTTTTATTACTTTCTCTAGTTGTTTTGTTTCCATACTATTCCACTTCAGCATTTGCTAAAGCTCTTGCTTCTTCCGGCAATGCTTTCGCTAGTGGTGCTACATCTCCTGCGGCTTGTGCAACTTGTTGCATCTGAGCCATTTGTTGTTGTTGTTGTGCTGCCGATGCAGCTTCTTCTCTTTCTGCATTAACTTGTGATTGTAGTTTTAAAACTTTTTGCGGAACTCCTACAAGATCAGCAACATGTTTAACTAAAGCATCAAAGTTAATATAATCAAATACTGGAGCTACATTAGCAAGTGATCCTAATATTTCTATACCTCTAGTAATTGATGAAAGCTCTGTAGATTTTTGTGCTTTAGCAAGAGGAGAAACATATTCTATTTCTATGTCTTGACCAGATAAAAATTCTGGTGCAGGAGCAAACTGTCCTCTTCTAAATAAAATATTAAAACATCTATCAATCATTGGTTTCAATAATTCTGATTGTAATCTACCTAACACTGGACCTAGTAATCTCATCTTCTCTTCGTTTCTTTGTATAACTTCTGTTGCTGTCATTTGTGGACCTTGTTGCAACATTAATTGATCTACATAAAATACATTTCTAATAGCAGTTCTTCTTTGCTCTTCCATATTTAAACCTAGTGGATTATTTGCACCAATGTTTAATGGTTCAATTCTATCTCTTGTACCACTTCTATAAAAATTTAATCCACCCGGTACAGTTCTAACTGGTAATAAGAAACCATCATCCGGAACTAATAGTGGTGGGTCCACTTGTTTCTGCGCAGCTTTGATTGTAGTTTTTGACATTTCGTTTAGCATCTTTACGTCTGGCAACGCTGTCATAGCTGGTGATCTTCCATATATTTCATGTGATGCTTTTAAGTATCTAGGAACTACAAAAGGAAACTCTTGGAAACCCGATACTGATAATTCATTACCATTCTTCATTTCAATATAAACAGATTCAAATGGCATGTTATCTGTATCTTTTAAATTAGGATTATAATCTGATCTTGGGTATACAACGTGCAACATCTCTACTTCATTGTATGGATCTTTTGCTGATTGCATTTTTATATCGCTTGAAACTTTATCACCAAACTGTTGTATTGCGGCTCGTACTGATAGTTTAAATTTTCTGTAAACAGTATCTATTCTACCTTTATCATCTTCAGCAATAAATATTTCGTTAATATGTCTTGTAGAAAATTTTAATATATCTTGATTATCTTCTTGTATAAACATTGCTGCTGTACCAAAAGTAATTAAGTCATGGTACAGTTCAAATATTTCTTGTTGAAAGTTTGATCTGTTAAATGCTGTGTACATAACTTCAGTTGCGTTCTCTAACCAAAGTTTAGCTTCATCTTCCATTTCTAAAGATGAATCTTTAAATCGTAATGAAAACCAAGGAGTAGAAGGGTTAGTCAACATTCCATGTAATGATGCTGCTAATAATTCTACTGCTTGTATTGGAGATGAATCAAAAATTAATTCTGTTCTCTTATCACCTTTTGATCTTGTTTTAGTAACATCAGCTTTTCTTGGTTGCATGTAATCTGCAACTTCTTGCCAATGTGTTTCCCAATTTTGTCTTTGTGCCTTCAGCCTGTCAAATCTTGACATTAAAGATTTAGTTAAATCTGTTTTTGCCATTATACTGTTCCTAATAAACTTTTCTTACCTAACGAATAATCGTCTGAAACTGTTGTTACACCTTTTGATGAAGTTAGTATATTTTTTCTTCTTCCTTTTTTTTTAATTTTTCTAACATCATATTTATCTTCTTTTTTTTCTTCTTTAAAAGTTTCAACTTTAGTTTCAGCTTCTACTGGTTGAGAAAGTATTGAAGTCTTAACAGTTTCTTTTGGAGCTTCAGTAACTTTACTATCTCTGCCTCCAGTAGATGTTATAGGTCTACCCATTGCATCTAGTTTACCTTCACTTCTACCTTTTATATATCTTTCGTAATCATCAAATGTGTCTTTGTAATTTTCTTTACCAACTACATTCTTTTGATAATATTCTCTGTTTACTTCAAAACTTTTTTGTCTAAATGGTTGAGTTAAATTTAAAGTAGCACCAATTACTCCCGGAGCATCTGATTTTGGAATTTCGTAATTATCAAGTTTTGATTTACCAGTTGCTTTTTTAACTTTTTCTTTACTTTGTTTTATTTTGACAGCATCATCTTTAGTTAGACTTGTGTAATTAGAAACTGCTGCATTTTCTCTATTAGTATTTCTGGGATCGTCAGTAGATTTTCTTGTAGTATTTTTTTTCTGAGCTTTCTCAGCTGCTTTTTGTTTTTCTATTTCTCTTTCGTAAGCAGAAACTTCTGTATCTTTTCTAGCTTTCTTATTGCTTTCTCTTGATCCGCCATTATCTTGTCCACTTGGTCCACTTGCACCCATATTAATCCTTCTTTCCTAATAATGTTTCTAATGCTTTTTCTTCTGTTTCTTGTATACCAAGAGGTCCAGTAAGTATAGTCTGTTTTCTACCTTTTCTTCTTCTCATAATAGCATCTTGTTCTTTTTTAATTCTTTCTTTTTCTTCTGCTGTTAGCTCATCACTTGGTGGCTCCGGTGCTGGAGGTGGTGGTGGCAATGATGGCATCTTTGGTTTAAATATTGAACCCATAATTATAAAATCCTATAATTATTATCTGCTACAACTTGTGGAGCAGTTTGTCTAGTATTAATTTCTTGAAGACCAACAGCGAGATACCTCATGGCATCACACGCATGGCTGCTCCAATCGTGGACAGGCTTTGATCTAAACATTCTGTTTTTATCAATATACTTCCTGTGGTAATGTCTTAACGCATCTATCAAACTTTTGCAATGCTCAACATCAATCCAACATCTAGGTAACATCATTGTTGTTGCATGGATACCATCTTCTAATGGAATTTTTGGTACGACTTTAAACCTTAATCCTAATTGCGTAGCGACCTCTCTTCGAGTTTTGCCATTTCCAAATTCTGTAACTTCAATGTCATGCGGAGCAAAATGATCTTTGTAGATATATTCTTTTTCATTAATCATCTTAATGTAATAAGGTAGACCTTGACCTTTCTCTTCGTGGTAATCAATAATGTTTATGGATCTGCCAAGCTGCTGATAAAATATTATAGAACTGTGATCTGATACTCCAAGGTCCCATGCTGTTGATACTGGTAGCGCAGGATCGTAAGGCACTCTGGTAAGCTGTCTGTCATCATCTAGTTTTGCAATTACATCTCCATACACTGCGCCTTCTATGTTGGCAATCCAATCACACTCAAACTCTTGCTGATACTTCTTATCTCCCATAACTTCTTTTGCCTTATCTAATTCATCTTGATCAACTATCTTTGTTTGACTAGCTTTAGCTTTATAGTGAAACCAATCATCCGCACCTTGTGCGTGTTGGTATAATTCATAGAAGTTATTGTTCATTCCCATAGGTGTACCAATAAACACACAGTAACCTTTACGATCTGATAATGCAGGTCTAATAATTTCTGGAAATAGCTTACTATTGACGTTCGCATATTCGTCAATCACACATCCATCTAAATATATTCCACGAAGACCATCTGGCGATTCACTGCCTAGCAAGGTAATACGAGAGCCATTAGGTAGGTCTACACGCAGCTCTGTCTCGTTAAACTTGGTGTGGGGTATCTTGGCGGTGAACTGTTTCATGTAATCCCATGCAATAGACTTTGCTTGTTTAAAGGTGGGTGCAATATAGGCATACCTAGGGTTTTTATTTTGGGACAGTAATGCTGACCTAATTAGGTGGTTGATCATGCATACTGTTTTACCAAACCTACGATGGCATACGAGTACATTCCATCTGTGCTTATCTATTTGTCTATGTAAATGAGCTTGGTGTTTCCTTGGTGTGTAGGGTATTTTAATATCCATATCTAGTGTATTCTGTCAGACTTCATACTACTAATAGGTTGATAGTCAAAACCCATACTAAGCATAGCATAAGTAATAAATAAATCAGAAGTTATCTTATTAGGAAAGCCATAAAACTTAATTATGACGTTGTTTGTACCTTCTTCAATGTAAGCAACTGAATCTAAATCATCTGTAGTAAAGTAATCCATATACTACATTTAGTGCATTTGAAAAAAAATAAAACTAAAAAAGTGTTTGTGTATAAAGGGGTGGCTGGATCTAAGGGTGTCCTCAAGTCCGGTCAATATATATATAATAAAATGCGGTAGGTTTTTGGGGGTATAGGGGGTCAAGGTTTCTAAAAAATGTACCCTTGTTCTATATATTATATCTTTTTTAGATTAGTGGTAATAGAAAGTTATCAAACCTAAAGCGGTTAATGTTTTATTTTTTATAGATAGGTCAATAATACTGTCGTTTGTTTTATCGCACAAAAAAAGTTTGCGCTCTATAAATTAAAATAGGAACATTTTAAAACAAATCTAATAAGACCCAATAAAACTTAGAACCATTATAAACTGTAATTATACAACACCTGTTGCAAATATATCACACAAAATAATTTTATATTTTTTTTTATCTTGCCTTGTTTTAGTCATAATTAATTTATACATCTTGGATATGTTTAAAACAAATCAAAGAAAGGAAACACAATGAAAGTAAGAAACATAACAGGAAATAGTGGAAACAAAATAGCAAATCAATTTATAATTACTGATGATGTAGGCAATACATTTTTTCAATCTTATAAATCTATGATTGCTAAAAAGACAGCTATCAATTCAATAGAACTAGATCAAAAATATTGGAATTATAGCAACACAACCGGCAAGTATAGAAATATATTTTTAGGTGAAAGTATAACAGAAACAAAAAAGAAAATTAAATCTGGTGAGTATATCTTAACAAACTTAAACAAATAAGAAAGGGACCAATGAATAAAAAAGTAGATAAACTAGGTAAAATAATTGATGATTGGAACAAATACCTAGATAAATTAAAGCAAGAAGAAGAACAAAGTCTTGCCATACTTTATGACTACGATATAGAACCATTGCCAAATGATTTGGTTGATATGGTAAATGAAAAAAACAAAAGGGAAAAATGAATAAACAACTGACACAGGAACGAAATTTTGATGAAGTAGAATTTATAAGTGGCTATGTAATGCGACTTATAAAACTTACTGAACAAAATATAAAACTAGGAAAGGAAACAAATGACAAAGAAAAAAACAACAAAGAAAAAACAACCCAACATTTTAAAAGGTTTGAGAATAGAAGTTCTTGCAGATGATAAAAAAGATAAGCAAGAATTTCAAAAAGGTTTAAGTAAATTTCTTTTAAAAAAATATCAACAAGGTTATTTTAATTAATCTTTATTATCAGAGGGTATATCAACTATATCCTCTGATACATCAATCATATCACTTTGATTATCTTCCCAACTAATCTTAATAGATTGATCTGTCTTAACTTGCTGCACCTTATTATCAGAATACAGATCAGTTAATTTGTTAGCCAAGAACGTAATAAATTTTGTCTTCTCTCTTATCCATAATATCTGGTTAGGATTTTCAACCTCTTGATACTGAAAGATTTGCAACAGCTTATCAATTAAAGTTTGTACACCATTCTTTCTAGCCTCTGTTATTCTTTCATTCAATTCTGGATTTTTTTTTAAGTGAGCATAGAACTTCATCAAGCTGAACTCGTACTGTTTTTCCTCTAAGATTTCTGTAAGTGTTAGACCTCTCGTTAGTTTTTCGCAGATTATATCTGCTTGGTTCGTTGTTATTAATTCTGACTTTGACTTTGGTGTAGTAATATTCTTTGAGTTGGTCATCTGTATACTTTCTAAATTGTTGTAGTTTACTTAATTGTTTTATTCTAGTTTCATCTGTGTAATTAGATTTTCTAAACCCTTTAACATTTTGGTACCCATGATACTTACAATAAAAGGTCCCAT